TACACCCTCAGCATTTGCTAATGTAGATGAAGAAAAGAAAATCTTAATGGGTGCTGCTTTAATTCCAAATAAGAATATTTATCGTAGAAATGGTAATGACGAATATTATATTTTCTTTTCAGATGATACGGTAAGAAAAGCAAGTGAATTATTTTTAATGAATTCAAATCAACATAACACAACGTTAGAGCACGAAAAGAAACTTAATGATTTAACCGTTGTTGAAAGTTGGATTGTTGAAGATACTGAGATGGATAAATCTAAAAAGTATGGTTTAAATACCCCTATTGGAACTTGGATGGTAACTATGAAAGTAAACAATGAAAGTATTTGGAATGATTTTGTAAAAACAGGAAAAGTAAAAGGATTTTCAATTGAAGGAATTTTTGCTGACAAATTAGAAATGAGTTTACAAAAAGAAAAGGATGATATTTTAATTGAAAAAATAAAAGAAATAATTACAAGAAATAATAAATAATATGAAACAAAACACAAGTTCTCCAAAAGGAGGCAAAAGAGGTTGTTTATGTGCTGATGGCAAATATTCTCAAAAATGTTGTAATGGTGAATTATCAGAGCAAGGTATAGGAAGTTTAGTATCACAGTCAGAAAGCATTGTAATTAATGAATCAGAATCAGGAACTTCAAATGCTTAATTTATAACAAAAATAAATTACAATTATTATAAACTAAATTAAATAATTTTATATGAACGTTATTAATGAAATCAAAACTCTTTTGGGTATGGATGTAAATCTTGCTCAAATGAAGCTAAAAGATGGAGTTACAGTAATAGAAGCAGAAGCTTTTGAGCCTGAGCAACCAGTCTTTGTAGTTAATGGAGAGGATAAAATTCCTTTGCCAGTTGGAGAGTATGCTTTAGAAGATGGTACTATTTTGGTTGTAGAAGTTGAAGGTGTAATTAAAGAAATTGCTCCAGAAACGCAAGAAGAAACAATGCCAGAATCAGACCATCCAGCAGCTGAAGAAACTGAACCACAAATGGCTTCAGAATCAGCAACTCCAAAAAGAATTGTAGAATCAATTTCTAAAGAAATGTTTTTTGCTGAAATTGAAAAACTAAGAAATGAAATTGCTGAACTTAAACTTTCAAAAGTTGAGGATAAATCAGATGAAGATTTAAAGTCTAAAGAAGTAGAATTAAGTGTTGAGCCTTTAACACATTCTCCAGAATCTAAATCTGAAATTAAATTAAATAGAATATCACCTAATCGCCAAATGACAACTAAAGATATTGTTATGGCAAAACTTTTTAACTAAATAATATGGCTACTACTACATCAATCACTACTACTTATGCTGGTGAATTTGCAGGGAAATATATTTCTGCTGCATTACTTTCTGGTTCTACTATTGCAAATGGAGGAATCGAAGTAAAACCAAATGTAAAATATAAAGAAGTACTTAAAAAAATTGCTACTGATGCAATCGTAAAAGATGCTACTTGTGATTTTACTGCTACATCTACTGTAACTCTTACAGAAAAAATCCTTCAACCTGAGGAGTTTCAAGTTAACTTACAACTTTGTAAAAAAGATTTCAAATCTGATTGGGAAGCAGTACAAATGGGATACTCTGCATTTGATTCATTGCCACCAGCTTTTGCTGATTTCTTACTTTCTCACGTAGCGGCTAAGGTTGCTGAAAAAACAGAACAAAACATTTGGAAAGGTGTAACTGCTAACGCTGGAGAATTTAATGGATTTGCTACTTTGCTTTCTTTAGATGCTGCTTTACCAGCTGCTCAAGAGGTTGCTGGAACTACTGTAACGGCTGCTAATGTTGTTGCTCAATTAGGTTTGTTGGTAGATGCAATTCCTGCTTCACTTTATGGAAAAGAGGATTTATATCTTTATGTTTCTCAAAACATTGCAAGAGCTTATGTTAGAGCTTTAGGAGGATTTGGGGCTTCAGGTTTAGGAGCTAACGGTACTAATACAATGGGTACTCAATGGTTTAATAACGGTTCACTTTCTTTTGATGGAATTAAAATCTTTGTAGCAAATGGATTAGCTGCAAATACTGCTATCGCTGCTGAAAAATCTAACTTATTCTTTGGAACTGGTTTAATGGCTGATTCTAATGAGGTAAAAGTTATTGATATGGCTGATATTGATGGTTCTGAAAATGTAAGAGTAGTAATGAGATTTACTGCTGGAGTGCAATACGGAATTGTAGAGGATATTACTACTTACGGTATTTCAAATCTTGCTAACTAATAATTAATTGGTTTATTAAATTAAGGGGAGGTAAAGAGCCTTCCCTTTTTTTTATTAACTTTAAAAATATAAATATATGAGTTGTGATATTTCTTTAGGTAGAGCGGTCCAATGTAAAGATTCAGTAGGTGGTTTAAAAGCTGTTTACTTTATCAATTGGGGTGATGCTACTACCGTTACGTATTCAGCAACTGCTGGACAAGAAGATGTTATAACCGCTTTAGGAGGAACTCCTGTTGGTTATAAATATGAATTAAAAGGTGCTTCAACTTTTGACCAAACGGTTACAAGTTCAAGAGAAAATGGAACTACTTTTGTGGACCAAAAATTAAGTTTAGAGATTAAAAAATTAACTATTGCTGACCACAAACAACTGAAATTATTGTCTTATGGTAGACCTCAAATAATAGTTGAGGATAATAATGGTAATTTCTTTATGGCTGGATTGACGAGAGGTATGGATTTAACAACTGCTGCTATTAATTCAGGTGCTCAATTAGGGGATTCAGTAGGTTATAAGATAGAATTTCAAGGAATGGAACCAAAACCTGCTAACTTTGTTATAGGTCCATTAACTACTTCTATTTTAGCTTCTATTGTTGAAGGGGTATAGTTTTATTTATTTGTTTTTTTTGAAAAAGGGTGTTATTCATTTAGCATCCTTTTTTTATTTAAAACAATTTGATAGTAATATTATTATTAATAAAAATATTTTATGATTATCTTAAAAGAAACAGTAGAAGAACAAACATTTAGCTTTATTCCAAGAGAATTAAATGCTACTACTATTGTATTAAGAAATGAAACAACAAATACAACTGTAAATATAGAGGCTGATTTCTTTTTATCTGATTACTATTTAACAACCACTTCAGTATTTAATTTAAAAGAAAATACCTTTTATAATTTGACTATTAAAAATGGTTTAGATATAGTTTATAAAGATAAAGTATTTTGTACAAATCAAGAAACTTCTACTTATACGGTTAATCAAAATGAATATGTAGCAAACGTTACAAACAACGAATTTAAAATATATGAATAACGTATCTATTGTAAATTTAAGTGCTTACACAAGTCCTGTAATTCAAGAAAATAAAAAGAATAATTATATAGAATATGGAAGTGATAATAATTATTTTCAATATTTGATTGATAGATATTTATATTCTGCTACAAATGGCTCTATAATAACGGGTATTGTAAATATGATTTATGGTAAGGGATTAGACGCTTTAGATTCTAATAAAAAGCCAAATGAATATGCACAATTAAAATCTATTGTAAAAGATTCAGACTTGAAAAAGATTATACTTGAAAGAAAACTTTTGGGTATGGGTGCTATGCAAATTGTAATGGAGAAAAAACAAGTAAAGCAAATACTTCATTTTCCTATGCAAACTTTAAGAGCTGAAAAATGTAATGATAAAGGAGAGATTGAAGCGTGGTATTATCATCATAATTGGACTAAAAAGAAACCTTCAGAAGAAGTTAAAAGAATACCGGCATTTGGATTTGGTAATGGTAATGAAGTTGAAATATATGTAATAAAACCTTACGTAAGTGGATTTGATTATTATGCTCCTATTGATTATTCAGGAGCTTTACCTTATGCTTTATTAGAGGAGAATATTTCTGATTATCAAATTAATGATTGTCAAAATGGATTCTCAGGAACTAAAGTAATTAACTTTAATAATGGTGTGCCTACTGAGGAGAAAAGAGATGAAATAAAAAGAGATGTTTTATCTAAACTAACAGGAGCTAAAGGAGAAAAAGTAATTGTTGCTTTTAATAATAATGCTGATTCTAAAACTACTGTTGAAGATTTGCCTTTAAATGATGCTCCAGCTCACTATGAATATTTAAGTACTGAATGCTTTAATAAATTAATTGTTGGGCATAGAGTTACATCTCCTATGTTATTAGGTATTAAAGAAGGTAATTCTGGCTTAGGTAATAATGCAGATGAAATTAAAACTACAACTTTGTTGATGGATAACATTGTTATCAAACCATATCAATTAGAAATTACAGACGCTTTAGACGAAGTATTAGCAATTAATAATATTTCATTAAAATTATATTTTAAAACTATACAACCTTTAGAATTTGTTGATGTATCAGGAATGAATGCTGAAACTAAAGAAGAAGAAACAGGAGTTAAAATGTCAAGTCAATTAGATAAAATTGATTTAGATTCTTTTGGTGAAGAAATTGATTTAAACGAATGGGAATTGATAAAATCTATTAAAGTAGATTATGAAACAGAATCGGAATTAGATGCTGAATTAGAAGAATTGAATAATCCTAAACAATCTCTTTTAAGTAAGATATTTAACTTAGTTAGCACAGGTACTGCTAATCCAAATGCTAAATCTTCGCAAGATGGAGAATTATTTAAGTCAAGATATAGATATAGTGGTGAATTAAGTTCTAATAGTAGAGAATTTTGTCAAAAAATGATTAATTCTAATAAAGTTTATAGAAAAGAGGATATAGAAAAGATGTCAAGGAGTGTAGTTAATGAGGGATTTGGACCACACGGAGCAGATAAATATGATATATTTCTATATAAAGGAGGAGGAGCTTGCCACCATTTTTGGACAAGAGAAACATATAGAAAAAAAGCTGATGTTAATAGTCCTTTAGCTGAACAAATAACGCCTTCACAAGCAAGAAAAGCTGGTGAAATATTACCAACTAATGATTCTAAAGTATATCAAAAACCAATAGATATGCCAAACAAAGGATTTTTACCTAAATAAATTATAATATGGCACAAGGTTTATTCGTTTCAACTAATGACATTGTTAAATTTACTAATCTAAATGGAAATTTAGACCCTGATATTTACACACAATATATCTATCAAGCTCAACAATTACACATCCAAAACTATTTAGGTACTAAACTATATGATAAAATTAATGACGGTATAGTTAACTCTAATTTAGCAAGTCCATATACAACTCTTTTAAGCAAATATATTAAACCAATGGTAATACATTGGGCAATGGTAGAGTTTTTGCCTTACGCAGCCTATAAAGTATCTAATAAAGGAGTGTTTAAACATAATTCAGAAAACAGTTCAGGTGTTGAAAAGAATGAAATAGATTTCTTAATTGAAAAAGAAAGAACAGTAGCTGAAGCATACACTAATAGATTTATTGATTATATGACTTTCAATCAATCATTATTTCCTGAGTATAATACTAATTCAAATGCTGATGTATATCCTGATAAATCCGCTGACTTTGGAGGTTGGGTTTTGTAATTAAAAATAAAATTATGAAAAAAGAAACATACAAACCAAAAGAGGAAAATATTAGAAAATTAGAAATATTCCTAAGCAAATTAAATAAATAGATATGACTTTCACACATATAAAAGGAGATACTTTTGATGAAGTTGCTTTTTCAATAGCTATAAATGGAGTTCCTGTAGATTTAACAGGAGCAACTATTAAGATGCAATTAAAAAAGAATGATAATTTATTGATTCCTATATTGTCTTTAACATCAGTAGGAAGTGCAGGAATAACTATCACTTCACCAACAGGAGGTTTATTTAAAATTAATAGTCAAATTATAGACATTGAAGCCTTTAATTATGTTTATGATATTCAATTTACTTTAGCAAGTGGAGTTGTTAAAACTTATATATCTGGAAACTTTATAATTCAAAAAGACGTAACTGTATAATGGGAGATGATATTACTATTGGTGTAACTGAAATTACTAATTTAATAGAAGTTACTTCACAACCAAACGACCAAATAATTGATATTGCAGTTACTGATAATACAGATAATGTAACTGTTAATGTTACACCTTCTGTTGTTGAAATAAATATTATCAAAGGAACAGGTTCAGGTTCATCAGCAGTTACTTCAGTAAACGGATATATAGGTGATGTTGTTTTAACTAAAACAGATTTAGGATTAGGTAATGTAGACAATACAAGTGATTTAGATAAACCTATTTCTACTGCTACACAATCAGCTTTAGATTTAAAAGTTCCATATACAGGAGCTACTTCTAATGTTAATTTAGGTGAATTTCAATTAAGTACAGGACAAATAACATTTGACCAAACACCAACACAATCTTCAGGAATTGGTGTAATGCGTTGGAATGATACGGATGGTACTTTAGATTTAGGATTAAAAGGTGGAAATGTAACGTTACAATTAGGGCAAGAGCAAGTTGTTAGAATTGTAAATAAGACAGCTTCAAATTTAACAGAAGCGGGTTATCAGGCTGTTTACACATCCGGCGCCCAAGGTCAAAGATTAAAAGTAGATTTAGCATTAGCTAATTCAGATTTAACATCTTCAGGAACTTTGGGAATAGTAACTGAAAATATAGCTGTAAATCAGGAGGGTTTTGTAACTACAAATGGATTAGTAAGAGGTGTAAATACAACAGGTTCTTTACAAGGAGAAACTTGGGTTGATGGGGATATACTTTATCTGTCTCCTACAATTGCCGGAAGAATTACTAACATTAAACCAATAGCTCCTCAACATTTAGTTGTTATTGGTGTTTGTGTATATGCACATATAACTCAGGGTTCTATATTTGTAAAAGTTGATAATGGATATGAATTAGAAGAATTACATAATGTACTTATTACTTCAGTAGCCAACAATGATATATTAGTTTATGAAACTGCAAGTACTTTATGGAAAAATAAATCAATTTCAACTGCTTTAGGATACACTCCGGCAAGTTCAGCAATAACTATATCTACTACTGCTCCTTTAAGCGGAGGTGGAAATTTATCTGCTAATAGAACTTTATCTATTTCTCAATCAAATACTACTACAAATGGTTATTTGAGTTCAATAGATTGGAATACTTTTAATGGAAAACAAGCTGCTTTATCAGGAACGGGATTTGTAAAATCTACTGCTGGAGTTATATCATATGATACTAATACATATTTAACAACTGCGGTAACTACTTTATCTGGAGGAACAACTGGATTAACTCCAAGTTCTGCTACATCTGGAGCTATTACTTTAGCTGGTACACTTGTGGTTGGTAATGGTGGTACGGGGTCAACAACTGCATCGGGGGCAAGAACTAATTTAGGAGCTACAACTGTAGGGAGTAATGTATTCACTTCCACTAACCCTACTGCTATAACTTTTTTAAGAGCAAATGCTGACAATACTGTATCTTGGTTAGATGCAACTACATTTAGAGCTGCTATTGGAGCAGGTACAAGTTCTACAGTAGGTACAGTTACATCTGTATCTGCATTAACATTAGGAACAACTGGTACTGATTTATCTTCAACTGTTGCTAATGGAACAACGACACCGGTTATAACTTTAAATGTACCAACTTCGTCAGCTATCAACAGAGGTGTATTATCGAGTGCTGATTGGACTACATTTAACAATAAACAAAATGCTTTAACTAATCCAATTACAGGAACTGGGATAACTAACTATTTGCCTAAATTTACAGGAGCTTCTACTTTAGGTAATAGCTTAATTTTTGACAATGGTAGTCAAATGGGTATTGGAACTGCTATACCGAATACAAGATTAGGTATAAGTTGGAATGCTTCAGCAACATCTTTAATTGATTTAATAAATACAAGTGCTACAGGGCAAAGCGGTATAGATTATTATAATTCTACAGGAATAAATGTTGGTTATATAGGTACTTTTAATAGCCACGCTGAAATGTCAATTCAGTCCTTATCAGCAAGTGGTAATTTAACATTTAGAACTAACGCACTTGAAAGAATGCGTATTGCTTCAAGTGGAAACATTCTAATAGGTACAACTACTGATGATGGTATTAATAAATTACAAGTTAGTGGTTATTCAATAGCAACAGGATATAGAACGCCATCGGGATTATCTACTGAGTATTTAAAAGCAGACGGAACAGTATCTACACTTACTAACCCTGTTACAGGTACAGGAGCAGGTACTACTAATTATCTACCAAAATTTACAGGGGTAAATGCTTTAGGTAATAGTGCTATTTCTTGTTTTATTTTTTTTATTTCTAATTCTATTGCGTTAACATCGTGAACTATTCCTTTTTTACCGTTAGCATCAGTGCCTATTAAAGCAGTAAGTACATCATTAACATCTTGTTTCATTAACTTTAAATGTTGGTCAACTCTATCGAATCTTTCTTGTTCTACCTTTGTCATTATAAGGGGGACTTATTATTTTAGAATTTATCTTTTAATTTTAATATTGTTTCGGTTGCTTTTGTAGAGCCTATGTATATTGCGGCTATTGTTGTCCACTCTCCCCCTGTAAGATGTGTAGTGAACAAAGCTGCCGTTGCTATAATAAAAACCATAAATGTTTTACTTATGACTTTCCCGAAGTACTTGTCGATGAATTCTTGTCTGCTCATAATATTGTTTTTAAATCCCTCCGTCTGTTATTGTCCAGTTATTTGGCGCACCTGTTAATATTGCTCTTCCTGCACTTGAAGC